AAAGATTGGTATACGGCTTTATTTTTACCAACTGAGTCGTTTAAGAAGGCTAGTAGAAGAAGAGTGTGGACAGAAAGTATAAATAAAATTAAGAGGAGTAGTCCATAAAATGCGTGTAGATAGAATGGTAAATCAAATCAAGAAATTCGGTGTTCTAAAACCGAATCAGTATCTTATTGAGTTTGGTGGAATAGTAGGGGCTGCCGATTTAGCATTATTTAATAGAATGAGTTTGATGTGTTCTTCAGTAAATCTGCCTGCTCGCTCTATAGCAACCACTGAAGACAAAAACTCAGCAGGTGCACCAGAAAATATACCCTATGCACCAATGTATGGTGGTGAACTGAATGTAGAATTTTATCTTGCAAAAGACCTTTGGGAAAGAAGAATTTTCGAAACTTGGATGGATATGATAATAGACCCTGTAACTGGAAGGTTAGGATATTACAGGGATTATACTACAGAAATGTACATATATGTTCTCAATGAGTTTAGTATGCCTCTTTACAAGATAAGACTTGAAGAGGTTTATCCAAAAGCAGTGGGAGAGGTAGCATTAACAAATGAAGGTGGTACTGACGTTGCTAAGCAAACAATAACACTGTCATATAAGAGATATGTACCAACAATAGTAACAGTAGGGTTAGCACATGCAGAAGAAATGTTATATGAGGTTAATGCAGTCAGACAATTTGATGAAGCAGTTGGTGGATTTATTAATAATGCAGGAATTTTAGGTGGTAAATATGGTAATCCACTTAATTTTTCACAGGTTTTTGATAAATTCGCAAGAGATGGTCGTGTAATTACCCAGCCAGTTAACAAGTTTAATTTGGGTAGTCTGGGTAAGTGGTTATAGTATAAACAAGGAGTGATTAAATTATGGGTTTACCCAAAGTAGCAACACCAAAATATAGTTTGAATTTACCTTCCAATAATAAAAAGATAAATTATAGACCGTTTTTGGTAAAAGAAGAAAAAATTCTGATGATGGCAGCAGAATCAGGAAATGATAAAGATATTATGGATGCTGTTAAAAACATAGTCAATGACTGTGTTGATACAAAAATAGACATTGATGATTTACCAATGTTTGACTTAGAATATCTATTTTTAAATCTAAGAACAAAATCTATTGGTGAATCAGCAACAATTAAAATTGTTTGTTCTGAACCAGAATGTGCTTTCAGTAATGAAGTAGATGTGAATTTATCTGAGATAGAAATAGCAAAAAGCAAACAACACTCTGATAAGATAAAAATAAACGATGAAGTGGGTTTAGTTCTTAAATATCCAACAATGGCAAATATCTCTGGAGTTGATGTAGAAAAAGACCCGTTCAAAGTTATTATTGCTTGTATTGATTATATTTACGATTCAAAGCAACAATATAAGGCTAGTGAATATAAAGAAGATGAATTAAATGAATTTATTGAAAGTCTTAGTCAAGAACAATTTAAAAGTATTCAAACATTTTTTGAAACCATGCCTAAAATTAAAAAAGATGTAGAATTCAATTGCGTGAAATGTGGTAAAGAAAACAAAATCACCGTGGACAAAGTACAGGATTTTTTTACCTAAGTCTTTCTCATGACACACTTGTAAATTATTACAAGACCAATTTTACTATGATGCAACATCATAAATATTCGTTGTCTGAAATAGAAGACATGTTGCCGTGGGAAAGACAAATATATATAACATTGTTAGTTGAATATGTAAAAGAGGAAACCAAACGACAAAAATCATCAGGACATTAAATGGCTGAAGAAAACAAAAATAAAAAATTGGAAGACCTTTTTGGTGCTAGTTCTAGAACCAACAAAGAGAAGTTGCAGTCGATCGACAACACTGCTAAGGCTATTGCACATGGTCTTAAAGACCAGTTCAATGGTATCCAAACAGCAATGGATTCTCAGGTTAAAAAAACTGAAAAGACTGCTGATGTTATTGTCGAGGCAAGCAAATCCAATAAGTTGAAGGCCAAAGAAGATAAGAATGAGATGCAATTGTTCTTTAAAAATCTGATTGGTGAGTTTAAAAGCACATTTAAAGATGCAAAAGATGCGGTGGTTAAACCGATTAAAGATAAAAGCATATTTGGTATTGGTAAAATGATATTAGCAGCCATACCCGCAATCGGTGCGGGTCTTGTTGCAGGTTTTCTTGGCCCCATAGTTGGTATATTTAAAAAAATACCATTTATTGGTAAAGCCTTAAAAGCATTTAAAGGTGTAATAGGATTTTTTGCTAAGGTGCTTTCTCCTATTCTGAAAATTTTTAAACCTGTTATAACACTTGTTAGTAAGGTAGTTAACCCCTTCGTTAAAGTGTTTAAATGGCTGGCAAAAGGTTTATCCCCGCTACTTGGTCTTTTTAAAGGTGGTGGTGGGATATTTAAAGTATTCTTCAAGTTTGGTAAGGTTCTTGGTAAACTTGTTTGGCCAATCACAGCCTTAATTGCTATAGTCGAAGGTGCGATTGCAGCCGTTAAAGAGTGGCAGTCAGGTGGTAGCATTGTGGACATCATTGGTAAGTTCTTTGCGGGTATTGTGTCATCACTAACATTTGGTTTATATGATTCAGACCAAAGTATAGGTGAGAATTTTAGAGGGTTAATCGTATGGATTGGTGAATTGTTTGGTCACATTGGTGACTGGATTAGAGGAGTCGGTCCAACGGTATTGGGATGGATAGACATGGGGATAATGTGGTTTAAAAATCTCTTAGATGAGATAGTTTTCTTTGTACAATACGATTTGCCGGGTGTTATCCGAACCGCATGGGATAATATACTTTGGTTCTTTACCACAGGACTACCAGATATGATAGTTAACCTTTTTTATAAGTTAAAAGATTTCTTTACTGGTGATGGTTTTACTAACATGATTAGTGCTATTTGGGACTTTCTGAAAGAAATACCAACAATGTTTATAGATGTGTGGTCAAGCGTTTTAGGATTTATACGGGGATTTGTTAAGGGTATTGGTAGAGCAACATGGGGAGTCCTTGCGGATATTATTGGGTGGCTCGCTGTTAAAATATTAGATATCCAGGCCAGTTTGATGGAATGGTTGAATGACAAAGTAGACTGGTTAGTTGACGATGACCTTGTTAAAGGAATGAGGCAGGCGGCAGATGCGGCCCATGAGTTAAATGAAACTAGAAAAGCAAAAAATGAAGCACTTGCTGAAGAAGAAAGAAAACTTGCTAAAGAAGAAATGGAGCGTAAGCAGGCTGAAAGAGAAAGAATTAGAAAAGAAAAGAAAGAGAGGCTGAACGCTACCAGAGATTTGGAAATTGCAAGACGTTCTGGTAAATCTGGTGTTGAACTTCAAACTGCACAAACAAACTTAGATACCCCACTACCAAGTGGTGTTGCTCCAGTTAAAAATACAAACGTTAACACTGTAATCTCTAATAAAAATGAATCGATCTATACTGGTGGTATGACAGTTAGAGATAACAACGGCCCGCAGTTTATTCCCGTATAACCATTGAAAAAGGGACTCCAAACGGAGCCCCTTTTTCTTTCTGAGGAAATTTTGTGAGGAGATTAAATTTTAATCTTCATTTGCCAATTTCTCAAAATAAGATAGTGCATCGTCGTCTTCTCCCGTAGATTCAGTTGCTTCTTTCTTACCTGAGTTTCCACCATCACTACCACTACCAAACGCTTTTTCCGCATTAGTAGCACCATCATCACCACTGTTGTTATTGGCAGTACCCACATCCTCAGCAGTAGTAGCATTTCGGCTACCACCTGTTAACACCATGGTCATTCGTGTTTTGATTTCATCATAACTTTTGAATTGGTCTTTAGCAACCAACGGTTGAAGTTTGTGTTGACTGTTGTAGATTTCTTCCAACTTATCATCATCACCACCCACTAATTCAGAAACCGAATCAAATTCACTTTTATCATAGTTAACAAAGCCTGCAATCGTTCGGATTTTCAGTTTAAAATCAGCACCTTTCCAAAAATCAAACGGGTTGATTGGTGTTTCATCTTCAAATTCTGGTGAAAGAACTTCTTGGATTTTATCAAAAATCTTCTTACCAAATTTATAAAGAAATACCTTACCTTCGTTTTCAGGATTTTTAGGATCGCTGACAACCATAATATTTGACATATAGTTTAGTCGTCGCTTT